TTATTGTTTTCATTTTGTTCTCCTTATTTTTGTTTCCCGGGTCGCGCCGGGTCGCTGCTTGATCTTGATTACATAATACACCCCGTTTCGCGGATGTCAAGCTTTTTTTTCGATATTCACAAAAAAAGTTTTACGCCACAAAAGAAAAACATTGACAAACATCATTATAAGGTAATTTTTTTTTCCGCTTGACATACATAATATATTATGATAAGGGTTAGAAAAACAAAAGGGTTTTCCTATGCAGAATATTCTTGAGTCACTCCAAAAAAAGCAGCAAGCCCAACAGCAGCAAGCACTCGCAGCTAGCCCTGGTTTTTGGCAGTGGCTGTCATCGCATATTATGGGGCCGCAGCAACCACAACAGCCAACACTGCAACAGCCAACACTGCAAACGGCACCTGCTGGGGGATATATTACACCCAACCAACTTGACGAGGCGTTCCGATGATCGACTTTCGCAGGTACTTACAGGGGGCCGCTCCATCCGGAATCCTGCAAAAACTCACGGTAGGGATGCAACCGCAGGGGGCAACGCAGCAAATCAACACAGTGTTTCCGCGACGAGGCGTTCCGGAACTCACGGTAGGGATGCAACCGATGATCAACTTTCGCAGGTACTTACAAGGGGTACCACAGCCATTCAATACAGCTTTCCAGCGCGGATATCTTCCGGATCAGCAACCGATAGCACTGGGGCAAAATATGGCAGACAACCCATTGTTAAGACAAGCCCTGGCTGCTCAAATCATGCAAATGGGGCAAGCGCAAGAAGCCGCAAGGTACGGGCAGGCTCAACAGGCAACCCCGGCACAAACAATAGGCCAGTACCCGCAGATCAGGCGTAATGTCGTCCAGGCGCCAATAGGATTATGGTAATGGCTCAACGACGTGGATCAAAGACAACACAGGCAGCGGCGGAAAAGGCCAATCCGGTAGGCAGGCCGACAGACTACAGGCCAGAATACAACGACCTTGCCAGGCGCTATGCGTTATTAAGCGCGACTGATGAGCAAATAGCTAATTTATTTGGCGTATCACAGCAAACGCTAAACGCATGGAAAAATAAGCATCCAAAATTTCTTGAGGCCTTAAAGGAAGGCAAGGATGAAGCAGACTCTAAAGTCGCTGAATCACTTTACAATCGGGCAATGGGGTATAAATGCCCAGAGACCAAAGCTCAATGGGTTCAAGACGATCAGGGGGGGAGGTGGGAATACGCTACCTTAGAAAAGCAATACCCCCCGGATACACAAGCAGCGTCCCTTTGGCTACGGAATAGGCAGAGTGCAAAGTGGCGGGATAAAACAGAGGCCGCGCTTACCGGGGTGGATGGAGGGCCTCTAGTTGTTGAGGTGGTGAAGTTTGGCAAGGGTACGGATACCAAATAACTGGATTCCAAGGGCGGATCAAATGCCCTTATGGAATTATCTTGAGAACGGCGGGAAACGGGCTGTAATGGTAGCCCATCGCCGGTATGGTAAGGACGATATTGGCCTGCACTTTACGGCCACCCAAGCCATGCAGAGGGTCGCTACCTATTGGCACATGCTCCCGCAGTACGGTCAGGCCCGGAAGAGCATCTGGGACGCAATCAACCCCAGGACAGGGAAGCGCAGAATTGACGAGGCGTTCCCCGAAGAGATACGGGAGAGCACCCGCATCAACGATATGTTTATTAAGTTTAAGAACGGGTCAACATGGCAGCTGGTAGGGTCCGACAACTATAACGCGACCGTAGGTTCCCCCCCTGCCGGTATTGTGTTTTCTGAATGGTCACTCGCTGATCCTATGGCCTGGGCCTATCTTGCTCCGATTCTTGAAGAAAACAACGGCTGGGCGATATTTGTCTACACCTCCAGAGGGGCAAACCACGGAAAGACCATGTTTGAAGCGGCTACCTCAACGCCTGGGTGGTATGCCCAACGGCTGACGGCATACGAAACATCCGTATTCACACGGGAACAGCTGATAAATATTGAGATTGAATATACAAATATCTTCGGCCTGGAATTAGGCGGGGCATTGTTCAGCCAGGAATACCTTTGCAGCTTTGAGGGGGCGGTCTTGGGCGCTTATTATGCCGCCGAACTGGCAAAGGCAAAGGCCGAAAAGCGGATCACAAAGGTTCCCCACCAGCCAGGCGTTGAGGTAGACACCTTCTGGGATTTAGGCATTGACGATTCCATGGCAATTTGGTTCATGCAGCCAGGCGGGCGCGGGGCTTACCACTGGATTGATTATGTCGAGGGAACCGGGTTTGCAATGGGGCATTATGCTAAGATTTTAAAAGAAAAACCGTATACTTACGGCAACCACTATATGCCTCATGACTCAGGCAAGCGCGTTATAACCGGTGATGTTATCGCCAAGACAGTTCAGCAGATTGCGGAAGAGCTGGGTATCAGGCCGGTGATAAAGGTTGATCGGGTCCGGAATATGGATATTGTGGTTAAAGAGCATATCCCGGCTTGTCGAAACATTATCGGGCAGTCATGGTTTGACGAGGAACGATGTAAGCAGGGGCTTTTAGCTCTTGGGAACTATCGTGCTGATTATAATGAAAAAACCAAGGTTTTAGGCACTCACCCGAAACACGATTGGTCAAGCCATTCCGCCGATGCATTTCGAACCTTCGTTGCTGGTTATCAGGTGAACCGCCAGGGCAAACTGCCGCAGTTAAACTTGCAGACAGGCCGTAGGCCGAGCTGGATGGCAGCATGACGCCATGGCAAAGCTGGCAAAGAGGGCAAAACAGGCGGTCGCGGTTATTGAAAATATCCGCGGTGTTTCCCCCGTGAGATGATGGCATTTTGGTATTGTAAATTAAGGCTGTTACAAAAACAGCGAATTTAACCGAGGAGGGGTAAAAGATGGGCGCTAAAATGTTCTTCAACGATGTAGAAATGTCGGTGACCATTTCAACGGACGAATATGGCCGGTTTCGGAAGGCGGTCGAGAAGTCGGCCAACATAGTCCTTCAGTCGTTCCGGAACATGAACAACGGGGTGATCGTGAACCTGAACCATGTGTCGGCTATCGTGCCGGATGCGGTCTCCCCGGAAGTCCCTGTGATGGTGGCAGAGCCGATTATGAACGGTGCTGTGGTCCCCCCCCCGGACGTGGAACAAGAAACAGCACCGCCAGCCCCTGTTACCAGGGCAAATCTGAATGATATTATGGAAGCCAAAAAGCTCAAGCCCCATGACCTGTCCGCTGCCCTGGCGTATTCTGCTGCAACTGTCCGCATGGCTTTGAAGGGCGACCGGATCAGTGACGAGTTTGCCGCTAAAGTAGTGGCAACATACCCTGAATTTTTTCCCGGACCACAAAAACCTCAGTTTCACCCGGCTGAAGGATAAACATGATAACCCAGACTGAAACAACCAGATCGAAAGAGATAGACGACGGCAAGTATCAGCCCTTCGGAAAGATGCCCAAAGCCAAGAAGCTAGAACATGCCAAGAGGGACTTTGCTGGCGCTATCCGTGCCGATGCTATGTTTCAGGCCCAGAGCCGCAAGGCGTACAAGTTTTACAGTGGGGATCATTACACGACCGAGGAAAAGGAAACCCTCAAACGGATGGGCCGGCCAGACCTTGTTTGCAACCTGGTCAAGCCCACGGTCGAGCTTATCAAGGGGGTGAACGAGCAGAACAAGATCGAGGTTAAGGCCCAGGCAACCGAACCGGCTGACGGCTTTCTGAGCGACATCATCAACGACTGCTATGCCAAAGTTGCGGAAATTGAAGACATCGAAATGCAGGTTGATGACAGCTTTGAAAATTTTATCATTACTGGCCGTGGTTTTTGCGCTATTGACGTTGCGCCTGATCCAAAGCGCCCTGGCGAGGTCAAAATACCTGTAACGTCCGTGCTTCCGTCAGAGATCAGGATTGACCCGGCATGCAAGAAAGACGATCTAAGCGATGCCCGGTATATCTTTTGGCATAAGTGGGTGACGATGGAGGATTTCGCTATCCAATACCCTGACGCCATGGAAGACATCGACGATATCCTTTGCGGGGAAAGCGCGGGCGACCTGATGGACCTGTCAGCTGCGGGGATGGAAGATTTTGACGGCCTGCCCGTGGATACCCCGGAGGACGAGGAGTATTCCACGGTCATGGACACCGGGTATTACGATAAGTCCGCGGGGCATATCCGGGTTGTGCATATGGAATACTGGGACGTATACGACCGGTATTACGGCGTGAACCCCAAGACCCAGCAGATCGAAGAGTTTTCCGGTAAAGACCTCAATAAGCTGAAAGAAGCCATACCCGGTTTTATTTTCGAGACGGTAAAGGACAAGCGGGTCAGGTGGTTCCAGTTCACCGGGCATAAGGTTCTGTTTGATGGCGATTCACCCATTCCCTTTGACGGGTTCAGCATCGTTGGTGAGTTCTGCTATAAAGACAAGTCCAGAGGTTCTATCTCTCATTTCGGCGTGGTCCGTGACATGATCGACCCGCAGCGCGAAGCAAATAAGCGGTGGAGCCAGACGCTTAACCTGTACCTGATGCAACACCAGGGCGGCAGCTTTGTCGAGGAAGGCGCTATTCTGGACGATAAGCATTGGCGGGACACGATCCGGAACCCCGGAAGTGATACCATTGTGGCTAACGGGGCGATAAGTGGCCAGAAGATCATGCCTAAGCCGATCCCCCAGTTGCCGACGGGTTCTTACCAGATGCACGAACTGGCCAAAGACCTCATGAAGAAAGTCACTGGCGTGGACAACGACCTTCTGGGGGTAGCTCACAACCAGGGCGAACCAGGCGTGGTGATTCGGCTCAGACAACAGCAGGGGCTGACCATGATGGCAAAGCTATTCAAGAACCATAACCGGATGCAAGAACAGCTTGCCAAGCGGATATACGCTATCATCATGGAATACATGCCTGACTCACAGATTCATCGGATTCTTGGGAATTCCGAGCGGTACAAGTTCCGTGGCGAATTGGTGGTTGACATGGAACATAATATCATTGCCCCTATCCGTAACTTGCGGGATTTAAAGTACAACATAGACGTTGAAGAAAGCCCGGCCAACATGACAAAAACAATGGCCCAGCTTGCGGTATTCATGGAAATGATGTCGAAAGGATTCCCGACTGATCCTAAAGTCGTTATCGGCAGGCTTGACTTGCCTGAAAGCGATAAGGCGTCATGGCTCAAGTTTATCGAGCAGTCTCAAGAGTCCCAGGCCCAGACCGCTCAGGCGGCTACCGACTTGCGACAGCAGTACCTACAGACATATCAGCAGTCCGAGGCTACAAAGGCGGCGGGGGTGCAGGGTAAGCAACAGGCAGATGTGGCAAAGCTACAGCTTGAAGCGGCAAAGATGTCCGGGGATCAGAATTTAAGGCAGCAGGAACTAAACCAGGAAGAGCAGGACGACCGTTACGACTTCACGGCTGACATGATGCGCCTGGGGCTTCAGGAACGGCAGTTAGTGTTAGACCTGATCAACCGGCTTGCAGTAGCTCCAATGGGCGCACAGAGGATGTCACCGGTACGAATGCGAGGAGCAGGATAAATGGGCATATTAAGCAAGCTCGCAGGGAACAGGCCAGGCCGGAGGGACTTCGCTTTACCGGATAAGCGCATGTACCTGATAAGTGATGTAGCACAGGCCAAAGCGGCTTTGGCCAGGGTTGCTAAGTATGGGACGGCAGGAGAAAAGAAAGCTGTCCGGGAAGCCGTGCAAAAACGGTATCCTGATCTGGGGGTGGTGTAAATGCCAAGACGACTTAACCGTAAAGATTACGGGTGGAGCCTGACCTATGGCCGGGACCAGAGAACCCTGACCGAGGAGTATAAGCGCCGGTTTGATAAGATTAAATGGGACACCGACATGAGCGGGTGGGAAGACGGTAGGTGTCTGTTTGGCGTGTCAAAGCGGAAGAGGTTTAAATAAATGGCCTGGGCTATCCAACTAATAAAAGACTTGTGCACCTCAAAGTTCTATGGTAAGGTTATCATAACATTTAATTGTGGTAGGCCAGTCCACGCTGAGAAGCAGATAAGCATATTGCCACCGGAGGATAAAACGATAAACTAAAGCCTAACAAATAGCAATACGGGTATCGACTACATCAACCCCCTCGGTCCGAGCGACCCTGGGGCTTTTTTATTTTCGCCACGTCGGGGCGACAACCGACGCCACAAAACGGCATAAGGCCGCAACCGCTCACCGGGCGTTAACCGGCGCTACAGAAACGAGGAGAGAATAATGAGCGACGAAAAGGACGTAATGGACGAAGTATTGAACGACACAGAAAAGATTGACGAAGCCGACGACCTGACGGATGAAGAAGACGATAAAGGCAAGTCTTCTAAACCCGAAGAAAAACCGGAGGAGTCAATTGATTCACTGGCGCAGAAAGTGGAAGCCCTTGCCAAAGAGAAGGACGGCATCCTAAAGGAGCTTCTGTCTACCCGCCAGGCCAAGCACGAGTTGAAGGGAAAGATCGACGCTATCACGGAAATGATGGCGGCGGCAAAGTCGAACCGTGAAGAAATGATTGCCGATGGTGCGGAAGATGCGGTTGATGGCGTTAAGACAAAAGGCGGTATCCCGGTGTCATTCGATGAAGACGGCAACCCGTTTATTGACACAAAGGATATGCCGAAGTTTGACAGCGCGGAAATGGTAGAGCTGAAGAAGGAACTAGCTGGGTTGAAAAACCAGTCATTCCATCAGCAGGCAGTTGATCAGAACCAGCGCATCCTTGCCGAAGTCATTGGTAATGACGAACGGTATGCCGGGGCTTACCAGAGAGTGCAGCAAGCCTATCAGTACCTTGACAACAAGACCGGTGAAGTCATGCGGCAGTACGGCCTTTCCTTACAGACCACCAGCTTAGATGAAGTGATGGCCTTACTTGAGAAAGAACACGGTGGCGATTTTGCGGATCAGTTCCCCGGCCTTGACATTGACGTAATTGTCGAGGCTTGTACAACCGGCCCTAACGGGTTGCTTCGTCCGCGCAAAGTCCAGAGGGCGCTTAAAGACGCTGTTGCCGATGGCGGCAATGGCGCGGACCAGAAAATTAAAAACTTAAAGTTCATGGCTGGCAAGCCTTCAAACCTGGGTGGTGCGCGTAACCAAAAGGGCGCATCCGGCAGGACGCTTAACGACATTGCGGATATGGATGTGAAAGACTTTGAGTCCATGCCCAACGCCGCCTTTAAGCAGCTTGAACGTGCGCTTGCCAGGATGAGCGGATGACATAGGAGAACGAAATGGCTTTAACAGAATTTGGGGTAAATGATTCACAGGCGGTCAAACTCTTCAGCAAAATGACTTTCCGTGAAGCGATTCGCGGAACGCTGTTTAACAAGTTCATGGGCAAGACCAAACAGGATATCATCACTCGCCATGATGACATGGAAAAAACCGCGGGCGATACCATCAAGTATGACTTGCTTGAAAAGACGACTGGCGCCGGCGTGACCGGAAACAACTGGATGAAGGGGAACGAAGCCCCGCTGACCTATTATCAGGACAGCATCGTCGTTGACCAGTTGAGACAGGCTCATCAGTTTGACCGGATGTCTCAGCAGAGAACCATCCACGACATGCGGACGGACGCCAGGGAAAACCTCACCGACTGGTGGGCGAACACCCTGGACAGTTACATGTTCCGGCAGTTGTGCGGTGACACCACGATAACCCACGGGAACACCGGGGTTGCGGCTGATTCGGACCATTACATCGTTTGCGGTGTCGTAACTCATACCGGGACCATCGCCACGGACGAGGCCAGTCTGAGCGCCAATGACCAGATCGACCTGATGGACCTGGACTATGCCAAGGAAAAAGCCCGGACCATCAGCCCGATGATCCGACCGGCTAAGATCGACGGGGACGAATATTATGTAGCGGTGCTACACGATTATTCCTTGACTGACATTCGGACCTCAGCCAACTCTTCTGCTACGATCAAATGGCACGAGATTCAGCGGTATGCCAATGACCGGGGTCTGAAAAATCCGATCTTTACCGGTGCAAACGGCGTTTACAACAAGATCCTCCTTTTTGACTCGAACCGCATTTACAGTCCGAGAACGTCCGTACGGCGCAACTTGTTTCTGGGGGCGCAGGCTGGCACGTTCGCCATCGGTAATGCATTTGATCGGATTGATCAGAAAAAGTTTGGTGATCTGCCAATGAGTTGGGTGGAAAACCTGGACGATTTCCGCGACAAAAAAGGCATAAGCGCCGGTATGATCTTCGGCATGAAGGCTACCCGCTACAATAACAAGAACTACGGTTGTATGGTCATGACCTCTTATGCGGCTGCCCATTAACCAATAAATTGTGGGGGGTGATCGTATGCCCCCCCACTTAACCATTGCTTAACCGAGGGAGCATAACGGGGGATCGTAACCCCTACGAAAAGGAGAATTAACATGGCTAAAGTTTCTTTTACAGCATCCGGCGCGACTACTTACAACCTGACTTCTGTCACGGTCAATCCTGACGCTGCGGCTGAAGCAACCCCCCGCGAGGGTGGTTTTACGATGCGTAACCGCATTAAGTTTGCCAGTGTCACCGCCCCCACACTGACCAACAAGGTCATGAACGTGTTGCGGCTGGTGAAAGTGCCCAACCGGACGGTGGTAACGGAAGTTTACCTGATCGCCCCGAAAGGCACGACCGCTGTCACCCATGCGACCAACAGCAAGTCTGTTGAGTCCGCAACGGCTGGTATCGGTGCGACCATTTACCGTAGCGCGTCCCATGCGGCTGCTGTCGCTTCCATGACGGCGGTATTTGCCAAGGCGACGCTGACCAAGACCATGCTGCATACCGGTTCCGTGCTGGCCCTTCCGGCTGACCCGGAGACTTCCGGGGCCGGTGCCATTCGTAGGGTGGCCGCTGGTGTTGCCGGTGGCAACCAGGGCTGGGCGGATGGCAGCGCTGATGGCCAGGTTGGTGTTTACTTCCCCTACGGCGGGTACATCAATTTCCAGATTCTCGCTGGTAAAGGCGCGTCTGGCGTTGCGGCTTCCTCTCTCGATGGTGCCTTCACCGGCACGCTTGAGGCGGCTTGTCGCGGATTTAAAGTGCCTGAATAACAGTAAACTTCGCTTAATGCGCGTTTTTAACGGATAAGCGAAACAATAAAGTTGAGGATAGGGGTAACACCCGACAAGCCGGTTCCCTCGGCCCAGTTTTTTCGGTCCGGCTTCCTCAACTTTAACCACCGAGGGAAAACTTTAAAACCGAGGGAGATTATTATGAGTAACACACTGCTGGAGGTTCCGGCCAACATCTACATGGCAAGAAACGTACAGCCCACGTCATATTATGGGAAGTGCGTGAAAGGCGACCTGATCTCAAAGATCCACGCCCCTCTTGTTCAGGCCGGGTTCTACCTGTCTTATGAAGGGGTTTATAAGCGACGGCTTATTTCTGTCGGGGTTGATACCCCGTGGCACCACGTTAAACATTTGCGGTCAAAGAAGTGCGGGCTTGACCACAATATCAAGTTTGATGTCTTTGGGTTTGTTCCCCCTAAATGCCTTGAGTGCTGGAAAGTCGTGGTGTACCCAAGGACCATCAAAGAACTGTTTGCCCTACTCGAAGTTGAGAAGAGCCTGGATAAGCCGTCAAAGTGCGGCATCGACCTGAGGAATTACATCTCGGTGTTATATGACGGGTTCTTTTACAACAACTCGCTGGACGAGGGCAGGGCGCGGTATGAGGAGGTCAGGCAAGCCGTATCAGAGCATATCAGCCCGGAAGTCAAAGTCATCCTGAAACGGGGTTGTACAGAGTATGAGATGGTCCTAGGGCCGTCTGTTGGATGGACCATGACGAAGGCCCAGCACAAACTAAACGACCAGATCGACGAGTTTGTTGACCAGACAACGCCGAACACTTCAGGGCAGCCCAAGGAAGCCATTGACCAGGTGCATACCCACTGGATCGAATGGGCATGGAAACACGCTGATCCCACCGTAAAAGAATACTTAGGGGATGACCTCTATGCCCCGTGTGTGCATTATGAGGAAGGCGACATCAACATCATCAAGGCCGATATAATGAGAGCCAGAGCAAAGGTTAAGTACGATATCGACGGTGAAGTAACCGACGCTATCCATACAGCCCTGCGCGGATTCGATATGACCAAGCGGATTACGATGGAAAAGGTTGGGGCGGCTATCGGGTTTGAAGGCATAAATCCTCTTTACCGCGGGGAGGGCATAGAAATTGGATAAAAAAAAGAAGATACAGCCGAAAGCGAAACCGAAGCAGGTATTGACTGACCAGCAAGCTAAGTGCCGGGAATGTCGCGAGTGCTGTGAGTATGTTGAGTTTCCCGTGACTATGCTGTCAATGGATGTCATCGAGTATTTCCAGTTCCGGGGTGAGCAGTTTTACATCAACCCGGCCAATGGCGTCTTGAGCGTCCGGGTATTCAAGCCTTGCGTTCACCTGGGGAAAGACGGCTGCATGGTTTACGACACCAGACCGGAAACATGCAAAGCGTTCATGTGCCACGAAAAAGATAAGTCAGTTAAGGCCCATAAAGACCTAATTTGTAAATATTCAATGGACGAGATAGCCGAGGCGACTAATAAATTCAAGGAGATAAAGAAATGATCTATGACAAAACTAGCATTACAAAAATGCGGGAAACCATCTTGTCGCCCAGATTGTTTGAGAAGAAACTTGACTTCAGCCTGTCCAACGCCGCCGCCGGAGATGTGTTTCAGATGATTCCGGTCTTGACTAACGATGCGGTCCTGGCCTGCTGGGTAGAGGTCCTAACGGCTTGCACGATGAATACGACCATTGATCTGGGGTATGGCTCCGATGTGGATTTTTTCGGAAATGCCATGCTGGTAGAGTCGGCTGGAAAGGTCAGCCCGATTGTCACCGGAACTCTTACATGGGACAAGTACGAGATCGAAAACAAGTCTGAGCAGACAAACGAACTGGAGGTTGAGAGTGTTCGGTTCGGGGATCAGGTGTCTGTCATGCCGAGCATGGATTGTGCCAACCTGTCAGTTTCCGCTGAAGTTATGCATAAAGATTGGGTGGCTGTCCATCTGGTTAACAACACTGGCGGTCAGCTTAACCTTGATGGCAACTTGTCGGTGTATGTGACGGTCAACAAGGCCCCGAACATGCACTTACCCCTGATCTTTACTTCCGGGGATACCTTGGACGTTATCGCAAATGAGGCCATCACGTCCGGCATTATCAAGGTTTGCGCTTTAATCATCAGGAAATAAACCAATGGCAACCATATCCGCGGTTATCACGGAAGCACGGTACGACCTTCGGGACAGCCATTCTATGCTATATAGTGATGCCGAGCTTTACTATTACGCCAACCGTGGTCTTTTCCAGCTGGATAACGTTCTGTCCGTTAAAAATTCTGACTGGGTTTATAACGAGGCTGATTTAACGCCTGGTTCCGGGCTTGCGTCTGTAGCGGCTCCTTCGGACTGTATGGTGGTCAGGTCGGCGTGGATCGGTTCTGATGAGCTTATTAAAGCAGCCCCTGAAAAGATATTTGAAGAGCGGAAATATATCACCGGAACGGGCCGGCCGCAGCACTTCGCTGAGCAGGGGGCAACCCTGATATTTGATCGGACCACGGACCAGGCGTATACCGTCAGGGCGTATTACGACAAACGGGCGACGGCCTTTGCCACGACTACGCCCGGCGCGGCCATGCCTTATGGCGACG